TTCTACCACCCTCGCCACGTTGAAAAAGCCTTGGTTGTTTGGCAGCTTGTCGCACTTCAATCGGCTTAGTAAAGTCGTACCGCTAACGTCTGCAACGTATCTAAAGTTGGTGCTGCCGCTGGCTGTGCTGGCAACGACAAACAATGCGCTATCTGCGCTAAGTGTCACGCTCGGCTGTGATAAAATATTTATGCTCATATTTTTATAGAGATAGAAATGGACTTGCCGAACGCCTCGGCTACATCTTCGGTTAATGCTTTCATTAATGATTCGGGTAATGCCTTGTCAAAGAATAGGGTTCGAGGTGTGCCAGTATTAATAATGCTTCTGCGTATTACATAAGCCAATCCTTTGCGTGAGCCACCATCTTCGGGAACGATTGATTTAAACTGCATCCACTTTTCAATGCCTGCCCTTGTAGGAATGGGTGCATTTTTGCCGTACTGAAATGGACTGCCTTGCGCCTTTGCCCCTGACTTCTTGCCAAGTACGCCTTCATTGACGTACTTCCAATAATCAGCCATCGTTATTTCTACGGTGTATCCGTTGCCATCTTCCCTTACTTGCGATGGGTCAATAGACTGCCGAAGGTTAAAGGTAGCGTTGTTTGAGCCATATCGACCGCCCTTGTCAAGGTTCTTTTGAGAATCTAAAACTACCTTTTTTGCGAACTCACCCAGCACCTTCTTAACGCCAGTAAGCTGCGCCACGTCAAGACCTACAAAGTCAGTCCCATTTATCGATTCGATTTGTAATAGCTTGTCCATTACAAGTAAATGTAAAGACCTACTTTTATTGGCTTTTCATTGCCTCTATCTCTTTCTTGTCTGCGTAGTATTGAACGTAATTAAGGAACTGCCGTGCGTTTAAATTAAAGATGGCATCCCATTTGAGAACGTCACCCATAGCCAAAGAATCCACAACGACTATCCAGCCGTATTTCTTAGCGAGGTTAACTCCTTGTCCATCGTCCTCAGCACCGCCTCCGAATAATCCTTGATAATCGTCATAAAGCCTTCGGAGGCTAATAAGAAAAAAGATACCGCACCCCACACTTCTTTCATGGTAAGCTGCTTGAACTCCTCGGCACGCTCTCCGTGCTTCGCCCCATCGTAAGGTAAAGTCCTAAACCACTTCCGCTCTCGTGCCAGCGTAGCCATTATCTTGTGTAGGTTCTGAATCACTTGGTACTCATCTGCCATTTCGTAACTCATCATCTCAATAAGCTGACCAGCCGTGAGCGTATCGGTGAACAGCGACAGCTTGTACTTCTTTTTATTCAGCGTGAAAGCTTCTTTGTAGTGCAACTTGGGAAGGTCTTTCATCTCGTCCTCGATTGCCTTGTATAGCTTGCCGACCTCGGTCATAGGTAGGCTTTTCGCTTCGTCTAAGGTAATTCCTTTGAGAACGGCAACGATAGCCACCTTCTTAATTTGCTCCTCGCCAGTAGCCTCAATGGCTGCAATGCGTTGGAATTGGTCGATGGTTAGGGATGTGAATTTCATGGCTTTAATTTGTATCGTTTCTTTAATTCTTTCGTTAATGCCTTGTCAAAGGCTTCGCTGCTCATGTATACTCCGTTGACCATAACCATTCCATTGCCGTAATATTTAGCACCCTCAAGACCTATGTCTTTGACCGCTTGCCGAATATTCTGGGTAGTTATTTCTACATCTTTGCTCATTGGTCTTTTTTAGTTACAATGTACGCAATCACTAAAATAAACAGCACCACGAAAAATGCCAACAATGAGGTGTTTGGCTGTGTAAATTCAATAGGCATTCGTTTCAGCCATTCTGAATGTATCTGCTTCATGGCTTGTAAAATATAGACAAGCACCTTCCACATTCGTCTGCTGTGGTTTTGTTTTCAGGGTAGCCTAAATCTGCAATGAACTTAGCTAAGTCTATTTGGTCGGTGTCGTGGATGATAAACGTACCGCCTGACTTTACCTTATCCCAAAATAAAAGCAATTCAGGCACGACCGATTGCCCATGCTGTGCATCGTGCATAATCATTTCGACTGGCTCAATCCAATTTAGAACTTTTGCGCTTTCGCACATGGCTGCGCTGTTTACAATGCAGCCGTGGTCTTCAAGTAGGTTTGTCACTCGGTCTAAATACTCAATATCAATATCTACTAAAGTGACCTCTAAGCCACCAAATCCCATAGCCAAAGCGGAGTGACCTTGAAAGCAGCCGATGTCTAATGCGTGACCCTTTAGCTTGCAAGCCTCGTCATACACTTGCAAAATGTGTTCTTTTGCTGTTACCCACGGATGTGAGTAGTCTAATTTCTCTAAGATCTTGCGTTCCATATTACATGATTTACTCGTTGAATCGGGTATTTATCTCTAAGCACTAAGTTCGTTAAAATAGCTTGGTCGTGCCTATGCTCTTTAAAATCGGGATGGTTAGGGATTTGGCTTGGTGCATCGTTTACTAAATGCTCGTCTTGCATCCATTCTCTCCACTCGGTTACAAGTGCAATGTTTTCATCGTTTGCCCTTAGACCGATTAACCCAGCTTCTAATTGGTGGTCTATTCGCTCAATGCAAGGCAGCATTCCCATTGCTTCTAAGCAATCGGCTTTAGTCCATTCCCTATGCAAGTACCCACGGCTGACAAATAAGTTGTCAGAAACAGCAGCATACGCTGGCAGCCACTTCCAAAAGTCCTCGGTGTGATAATCACCAGCATCAACGTAAAGGATAAAATCTCCCTTGTATTTCGTCATGGTGTTTAAGAGTATTTCAGGCTTCCACCTCCACCAATTATCTCCCCTTCCTTGCGGAGATGGGTTGGTATAAGTTATTAAAGGTAAGCCATTAACGAACTGGGTATTTGCCAAATGCTCGTATTTACCGCTTCCGTAGTTTACCACTCTAATCATAGCAGCTTTGATTTAATGTGTTCGTAGCTATGCCCTCTGCCTTGCGTTCCGTGTGAATCAGCGTAAAGGTGTGTAAGTCCGCCAGCAGCCGTGACCTTGAATTGAAAGTATGCGCTGCAATACCTTTCTACTATGTGACCAGCTTGCTCATGCTCTGGATCTAAGTCGCTTGCCATTAAGTTCTTTACAAACGGATGAATCTTATCTACGAACAAAGTGTAATTCGAGGTCATTGGCAAAGGATCGTTGCTGACCATTACCTCCAGCCTTCTTAGTTCGCCCTTTATGTTGTTGTAGTTCCACCAAGTATTATCAGCGTAGGGATGCCAAAAGTATGCGGTTGAGGTCATTGGCTGCTTCCAATCTATTAAGTTGATGTCGTACTCAAATAGATTAACTACCTCGGCTGTTATCAGTCCGTTACGTGCTACTGCATACCAGCCAGTCCAAGCCACTAAGTTCGGCAGGTGTTCGATATTGTCGGGTAGGTTTCGGGCAACTATTACGTTTACAAGTCCTTCTATCTTGTCAACTGGTCGCTGTCCTAAAAACACATATCTCACATCGGGCAGTTGGTCAAACTTGCCAGCCTCAATGTAGTCCATCACTATCTGCTGGTCGTGTACGAAAATAAACGTTTGCGCTGTCATTAGTTCGGCGTTAGGTTGTAAGCGTAGCACAACGCTTCTTTGAGTGTTAATTTCAGGACAGAATGGTCGATGTATTGCTGGTGAATATACACCTTATCGGGCTGCTCCCAATCAATCATCGACCAGCCATGTGCAAGGGTGTCCTTAATGATATCGGGATGCGTGTACTTGTGCTGCGGTAATTCGCCCTCTGCCTTGCGTAAGTCGTATGCAAAGCACACCAAGTCAATCAAGCTGCATCGGAATCCTTTGCTGCCATCATTCGGTTTTACCACAACCGAGGGAGCGGAAAAAAACCAATATTCGGCAAAGTCGTTTGTTCGTTTTAAGGCTGAATGCTTTAGCATATCTAAGGCTGCCTCTTTAGGTATTACATTCATGCGTTGTCGTTTACGCCTGCAATATAAAATATTTTCCCGAATTAGCCACCTTTAATTTATTGAGTGCCACATATCTAATGCACGCCATCAAGTGGTCGTTAAAACCGACTGGTTCGTTTAGGGGGTTGCCGTTCTTATCTTGCTTCCATTTATAGCTGTTTAGTTCCTTTATTAGATTAACCGAACCACGCAAAACGTGCAGCTTGTACCGCTTTAGAATATCAATGGAGTTTTGTATTGAATCCTTGCCCTTGTTTGCTCCGTGGATATTGAACCCCATTCTATGCACTTCCTCAATAGACTTCGGCTCTGCGCTGTCTGCGATTATCTCCATCGTTCTGCCGATAGCCATATCCTTTAGCCTCGCCCCGATGTCTTGGTTTGTCAGTCCTCTTTCGTATAAGAGTTCCTCAATATACAAATGCTCGCCATCCCTCCACACCGCACATAAAGCAGTCGGGTCATTCGTAAAACCCCAGTCCATCCCAAGTGCAACCAGCTTGCATCTAACTTTGTCAATCGAATCGCAAATATCCCAGTTCCTAAACACCAACCCTTCGATTCTACCGGTACGCCCTCTTGCATATACCTTCCACAATTCTAAGTCTATGTCCTTAAGACCTTCAATCTTCTCCCTGATTGCTGGTAAAACGTAAGGGTTGTGCCGATGGTCGGAGATAAACAACCGCACACCATCCTTGCCGATTATCTTTTCATGCACCCAGAACTCTGCGTTCGGGTTGTAGTCAATAAACGCCTGAATGGTTGTCCTTAGATAGAGTTCGTTCCAAACCTCGTAGCTTATTCCGTTGGCTTCGTTCACGAATAGGAACTGCCTTTTGCCCGACTTAGCCGACTGGCTGGTTTCGTAACTTTTAAACTCTAATACCGAACCGTTGTATAATGTATAAACTCGGTCGGTGGCGTTGTAGCTTGCGATAAGTTTAGTTAATATAGGCGAATTCGCCACAATAGTTTGCGCATCTCTAAGCGCACCACTTTTAAGGTTGGGTATAGTTTCTCCCACGATAGTTGTAACGCTTCTTGGGTGCTCTATGGCTCTCAAAAATAGCACCTGAAGAATGGAGTAAGTCTTGCCCGAACTCGAACCGCCCTGATTGACTACGACCTTATCGGTAGCAGAGTAGTTTGACTTAAATACCTCGCTGCCTTCAAACACATTAGTCCTTTATTTCCGATTCATCCGATGCCAATGGTGATGCGCTTGGAATCACTTGCACAGCTATCTGCGATATGTTCAAATCGGTGGTGTTTTTGTCCAGCAGTCCGTGGTTTGCCTTCAAGTCAAATATCAAGCCTGTCGTGCTTCCTTCGCCATTTGTAAGCGAATCCAGCTTTCCCGACAAGATGTTTTGCTTAATACTTTTTATAGTTCCAAATAAATGCTCGTACCCTACCTTCTTTTCGTAGTTGTTAAGCGTTTCGTAATCGATGCCAGCGTAGTTGCAAAAGCCACCAAGTGTAGGCACTCTCGGCTTGCTTACCTTTACGATGTCCCCCTTGTTGCTGACCACCTCAACCTCGAAAGATTTGCAGTAGCCAACGTATTCCGCAAAGGCATCCATAATATCTTCGGGGCTGTCGTACTTGCGTGGTCTGCCAAGACCTTGTATCATTGACCTCATAGCTTGTCTATTAGTTCGCTTATCTTGTTAATGAGTTTCTGCTTGACCTCATACGCATTATCCACCTCGCAATCGCAAATGGCGTTCAGCGTATTGGTCAGCACTTCAATCACGTTTGCTGCTTCGCTTGGTGACATTGGTTTTGACTTTAGCCTCTTTACCGCTTGAGATAATTACTGGTGCATGCTGTGTTTTGTACTTATCGTAGTCCACCATCAATCTCGTTAACGCTTCAATCACGCAAGCCTGGCACCAATTATTAAAGCCACTGCCATAAAGTTCTCCGTGTATTTTCTGCATCATCTGCGCTACATCGTGCGGAATAGATACGCTTCCAACTGCAAAGTATTGGTCAAGGTAAATTCGTGCTGCCCTTAGTGATAAGTATTGGTCTTGTGTCATTTTAATAAAGTTTTTTGTGCCATTGCTGCAAACCACATAGCACCGAACCCAACGGCTGGTGCATAGAAGGAAGGCTCAACTAATAACGAGGTAATCAAGCCAAACCAAAAAGCCATACATACTTGGCAGTTTAAAGGTTTCCCCTTTAGCTTAAATCCTGCTAACATTACAAATGAATAGCCAGCCAAGCCAGCAAGTGCGCTAATAATTAAGTGCTGCATCCTTCAAAGATTTATAGATAGTATCTAAATTGTGACAAACCGTGCGATATGGTATCCCAGTCAATCTGCTGACCGCTCGTTTATTCCTTAGTGTTAAATGTAAGTCTAAGAGTTTTTGTTCGTAGGGGAACTCCGATTCGTTGTTCAATCTTAAATACGCCACCTCTAATCGGTCTATCTTTCCCTGCGTGTCTAAGTCCTTTTGGTAGTCGTATTCCCCAGCAGTTAAGTCTATTCCGTGGCTTTCTAAGTAAGATTCGACTGGCATCTCGCCTACTTGTCCGAGGTGGTCTATTGGTATAACCTCATCCCTATTTCGGTACTTCTTGTGAAATGATGAGTTTTTAGAGTTGGCAAAGTTCATCACGATCCTAACAACGTAAAACCGAAAGTATCCTTTTTCGTGTGCCTCTAATATCTTCGCTTCGGGTTTATCAAAAAGACAAAGCAGCACCTCCTGACATAAATCGTCATGGTAAGTGCTGCCTATTGACTTGCAAGCCTTCATCAGTTCACCTGAATCATAAAGCTGCATAATGATTTGCCGTGCTTTCACTCGGCTAATATACTAAATGTTTTTGAATTACAAACTATTTGCTTGTCTGTGCATTGCCTCATCACTCTTTATCTGCTCCAAATTCTCCAAGAAAGACTTGCGTAGTTCTATCACCTCATCGAGCAAAGCAGTTGCCCTTAAAGAGTATCCGTTGTCGAGCGCATCACGCATCGCAAATAGCTTTTCTAAATACCTATCTCCACGACCCTCGCCTAACTCGATTTGATTGACCCATCGGTACTGCCCATCGTTGATAGACAGCGAATCGTTGACCGCATCCCTTGCGTGTAGCAGCGTAGTGCGGTCACGGTTAAAGGGTGCTGCCATCTCCTCTTGGGTTAGCTTGGGGAAAATTTTCATAACGAGGTACTGCGCCCCGTGTCGAGCGTTGACGTGCTCACGCTTCCTCGACTTGCCTAATATCTTATCAACGCTTATGCCTCGGAACACCGAAACACGCTCTATCACTTCACTCGGATTCATCTGTTTTCGTTTTTAGTGTGTTGAACTTCTTATCCGCCCACGCTTGGAAAGACGCTTGCGGTTTTGATTGCCCTTCGATAAAGGTCAGTACGTGGTCGTTGCGCTCGCTGTCAAGTGAGGAGCGCATAAGTGTGAGAATTACCTGCTTGAGTTCCTCGCCTGTGAAATGCTCGGCTGGCAAGTGATTCTCGATTGTGTCGATGAGGTTAGTGAGTGCGGTCATGGCTGTATAAGTATGTAAAAGTTGCGCCTATAAGTGAGTTATGTGCCATTTTAGAACCAAGACGACATTTCACCTTCAAAACAATCATTTCCCCACAATCTAGGTTCCATATCGTAATTAGATTGGTATAAGCTATCGGATGAACCTTTCCAATATTTTGACCAGTAATCTCTAACATCTTTTGGTATATCAATCATTTTAATTACCATTGGCTCTATACCAAACAAAGTATTTTTACTTATTTCATCATTTTCATATCTAAATTTCTCAATAGTTTTAGATAGCCACCAATCTTTAATTTGATAATACGGGTGTTTTAATCCTCGATTATCAAGAATTGATTTTGGTATCCAACTCCCATTTTGTAGCTGATAAGCCTTTTCTGTTTCTGATTTTGGTTCAATTTTTATAAACATAATTTCCGAATAAAAACGGCACATAACAATGGCTTTGCGTAATAGCCCTATCAAGTGTCGTGGTTAATTTTAAGTTTCTACTAAGGGCTACTACGCAAAGCCCCGACCGTTAAGCAAACATCGCATTCACAAGTAAAACAAACGCTGCCACGGCAACGTAGCCAAAGGCAAGCATGAACGCCCATTCAATGGCGTTGACAAAGAATATCTCGAAGCGGTCTAGGTAGTCGTGGAGGTAGGCGATGATGCCGTAGAGAAAGTATTTCATTTGCTCAAAGATTTAAGGTATTCCTTTGCGCCAATTACTTTGCCGTACTGAAAATGAAACGCTTGCATTTTAGCTTCCTCGGCTGTTAATAGCTGTCTTGCTATCTGCTTGTTTTGGATAGCGTTCATTGCGTTGATTACTTGTGAATGTGTCATCTTGTTTATCATTTAAGTGTTTACAAATATACGCTTGTCCACAAATAACTTGTATCTATTTTGTTTTGCATATTTCGCAAATAGGGAGAGGGTGAGTTGCGGTTATTGCAACTGCTCCCACAACTGCTTAACATCGGGTCGCACCTTTATCCACCCTTTCGCCTTGCGGATAGCTGAATAAACGCTTTGTCGATTGGAGTAGCCAAAGGCATCGGTTATCTCCTGAATGGTGTACGTCTTGCTCAATCGGTAGATGATGATGTACTTCTTAACCAGCACCGCATCGACTGAAAGCATATCGTCAACGCCAAAGGTCAGGCGTTTTGCAAGGGTGTAGACTTCATCTTTCATTTTATCAGTTCTTTAAAATCTTGAAAAGATCGGATAATCTCATACCGGTAGCCAGCAGCTTCTACTTTGCTTTGCCATTCTACTTGGACCGGTGACTGCCTGCCTTTCTCATACTTCATTTCTATTAGGACCACTCCACGCGGTGAAAGATATGTCATGTCTGCAACGCCAGCGACCAAGCCTAATCCCTTTAGTATTGCTCCGTGTATTGCGTTTTTTGGGTTGTTGTAATTCATAAACAGCAGACCTCGTTCTTGCGGTCGCGTGTTCCAATGCCACATAAAGCATTGCTGTTGTAATTTTAACTCGCTCATATTATTTTAGGTTTGGAAATCTACTTTGATTATGAAACCACCAGCCTGACTTGTAACCCATCAGCCGGGTAAATTCTTTGGCTTCTGCCATCGTGGTTAGGTTATGCAGTACCCAGCTGGCTTTTATCATTCCTGCTTTAGTCATCATCACCTTTTCTTTAATGCTTTCAGTCATGGCTATCTTTAGCACTTGATCTTTTCGCAATAATTTAAGCTGCACTATTTTGTCATCCTCTTGCTCCTTTGCGGTCCGCGGAAATAAATAACCGCAATACTCGCAGTCGGTAGCGTTTGACCGGACCAATGCGCCACATCCTTTGCACTCCTTTATCGGTGCTACGCCTTCTTTCTTTTTCTTTTTCTGCAAACTCCAAGATCGCATATCTTCCCAAAATCCGTGGGCCTGAATGTTGTTGCCAAAGTCAAGGATAGAAAATGTTTTTTTATTAGGAAGGACTCTGCTACCACGACCACACATTTGCAGGAATAACGGCAGCGACTTAGTCGCACGATACAAAATAATTACTTCAATGGATGGCTCGTCAAAGCCAGTTGTCAAAATGCCTACGTTTGATATTACTGCTTGCGGTGTATTGCGAAACCAATCCAACACCTCAGCGCGCTCCTGCTGCGACATCTCGCTGTCTAAATGCCGTGCATTGATACCTGCTTGGCATAGTTCATAGGTCAACTCAATACTGGATGCGATGTTAGCACAAAACGCGATGCCCTTTTTGTTTGGCGTGTACTGGTTGTAGTTTTGTATTACGCCTTTAAATACTCGCTGCTTGGAATACTGCTGGCCCATCTCGTTGAGGTCGTAGTCACCGGCTCTTGTGCTTACCGCACTTAGGTCCACCTTTACACCGTATGATTGTGGCTTGGCAAGAAATCCGTAGTGTATCAGTTCAGGAATATCCGCAACTGGTATGATGTCTTCGTAAAACTCATCTAAGCTGGCTTGCTTGCCATCTCTATAAGGCGTAGCCGTTGCGCCAATTACTACGCAATTTTTAGGGATAAACTCAAACAGCTTATTAAAAGACTGCTTGTGCGCCTCATCAAAAATGATCAGGTCAAGGGATGCCAGCAAGTTAAGGTATTCCATCTTCCCCATCCTGCGGTTAAGCGTTTCCACCATTGCGGTATAGCAGGGGCGAAGTAAGTGTGGGTCTGCTCCTGCTTCTATGCGTTCAGGATTGATGCCGTAAGCAGACAGCGCCCCCCCAGCTTGCGTTAGCAATTCGGTTCGGTCGGTGACAATCATTACTCGCTTTCCTTTAGCCAAAGCAGCTTGGACCAAATAACTAAAGATAACTGTCTTACCGGCACCAGTTGGAGCGCAAAGTATTAAACGTTTTTTACCTGCTGCAATCATTTGTCGGCAGGCATTCACGGCATTTTCTTGGTATGATCTAAGGTTTATCATGGTGGTTAAGGTGGTTAGCAGGTGGTTACATTCAAGTTACCACCCTAAGTTGCTGGTTTTCAATAGGGTTAAGTGGCGGTGGTTAGAGTGGTTACTTATTTTTACTATAAAGAGATATTTATATAAACATACACACACACACACATCATGTTGTAAAGAGTTTAGAGATATATAAAAAAAAGGTACAACTCTAACCACCTAGAAGTCAACTTGCTCATAATCACCACCTTTAAGGTGGTTACTTTTTTGAACCAAATTGTAGCAAGGAGTGGAGATTCCGCCAAGTTTTATGTTTTTCTTAACAAATCCCATTGCTTTTAGGCTTGCGCCCAGCTTGTACGAACTGATTTGCAGTCGAGAATTTGACTCGATGTAGTTTTTGATTTTGGTATTTGGCCACCAAACATCAAGCTTTCCGGGACCCGGTTGTTCAAAAAACATCAGGATTGCTTCCTTCTCAATAGACGGCTGTTCGTTCTGCGTAGTGGCAGCGTTCAGAATAGCTATCTCATCAGCATCAAGCATCCATCCCTCGCCTACTTGCTTCCAAAGGTTGTATATTTCCATCCACAGCAGTCGCTTGTCTATAAGCTTGTACGCCTCCCAGTCTATTGATATTACGTTGATTGGAATGATACGCCTATTACCAGTAGGGTCGTTGATTATCTCCTCATCGTTTGAGGTACCACAAAGGACCGCTCTACGCTTTAGGTCCTCGTGAACCTTGCCGTATGGCTTGCGTATTGAAAAGAACTGCTTAGAACTAATCTCTTTGAGTTTCTTGGCCTCTTGCTTTGACTTGCCTCCGAACTCATCATCACAAAGGATTGCTTTCTTGCACATCAATATCTCATCGTCTTTGCCACCATCCAACTTAGACTCTCCATAGTAGCCAGCCAGTTCGGGCGGCATCAGTCCACGGAAAAAGTTTGTCTTACCAATACCTTGACCGCCTGATAAAACGAGTACCATAAGCGAATAAGTGCCGTGCATAGATGCAACTACTGACATCAGCCATTTGGTCAGGAACAACTCAACATAGTTTGACATTAAGGAATCAACGCCTTCCAGTTGTATTATCTGCCTAAACTGAATGCAGTTGCATAGCTGCTCAATAAGTCCCTCGGGTTGCTCGTGTGCGTTGCGCTGGAAAAACTCAAGGAATGGATCGTACTCCGATACAAAATCGGAATCAATCAGGCTTTCAATCAATGCTTTGTTTACTCCCTTTTTGCCAAAGGCTTCAAGCGCACCTAAGTAGATGCTGTTGATGTCACGATCAGATATTGGCTCTCCTGCCTTTTCGTAGTTTCTTGTCACCGAATTAAACCTCAGTTCGCTGGCTCGCAGGTAGGCTTTCAAATCATCCAGTTCGGTTTTTCCCTTGTCCTCGTTGAGTTCGCTTTCGGATAGGTCAAATACCTGTGCTACTATTTGTGTTACATCTTCACCAGTGAAATCGTCTATCTCATTAAGTATGCGTTCAGTAGATGACCGTGCATCTGAATCCGATTTGTACCCACCATTCTGACCTACCTTTTTGCGATGCACCTTTGCTGTGCGCTCAATGTGTTTGGTTCTTGCAGTCTGAATGTCAATGCCAGCTTCCTTGCATAGGTAGAACAGCGTGGCAATGGTCCGACCATTACGCCCTGACTTGCAAAGCTGCTGGTACTTTTTTCCGCATTGTTCTGCGTTGTACTTGCTTGACTGCTGGCTTATGATTTGAAAATACTGCTCTCCTGACTCGCCATACTTGCTGGCAATGGCAAAGCCTAAGTTGATCCAGTCATGATAAGACTCAGCAAGGTTTATCCCTCTGCTTTGGATTTGGTCCATTATGTGGGATATGTCACCTTCGGAATGTATGTAAACTCGTTTAGGTTCGGTCTTTCTTTTCGGCAAATAGGTCTTGTAAACTGGTGGTGCTTCTGATCTTATCCATGCTTCGGGGTCGTGCGAAACAAAACGATAGCGACTCACATCTTTACCGGATGGGTCAACGATTAAACCATACTTGTCAGCCAATCGTTTCTCTAAACTTAAAAATGACTCTAAGTGCTTGTCAGGATCAATCCGAAAGTAAGCGACATAACCACGTCCACGAATAGACTTGTGCAAGGCATAAAGAAAAGCATCACCACCTAACTCATCAACTTGCATTTCTGCATTATCTTGATCGTCAATGTCTATCGCTATGATTCCGCTATGGTCCATCAGTCCCTTTGCTTCACGCCTTGAGAACGTACCGCTAATGGTTACACCCGGAGCAGCAAGCTTATCTACTCTGCCTGCCCTAACGTCAAGAACAACATCCTCCCATTTGCCATCTTTAATGTAACCCAAGTAGGTTGCAAATTCCATTTGTCCGTTTGGTACGGATGCCGGTACTAACCGATCTTTAATTTTTTGCCCTTGTGGGTAAACCGAAATATTACTCATAAAATAACGTAAAAAGCCCCCCAGTCGGTAGCAGCGAAAGGGGGGCGAAGTGATTAACACTTGGGTTAACCTTATAGACTGCTACTTCTATAAGGTTGACTAATGCAAATATACAAATTAAAATGGCATCTCATCCTCTTTGTCAAAAGAGTTTTGAATATTTTGCTTTTGTGGTATTTCCATCTTACCTGAAAAGAACTTCCCTTTTTGCCCTTCCTTTACCCACAAAGATATGCGGTAGTTTGTTCCGTCAGGTGCAATGCAAGTACCGGTGTACTGAGGTGCTTTTGGGTTCTCGGTGTTGTTTTTGAAGATGCTTACATCTCCGGGTTTTGTTTCGTAAGCCATAATAGTTTTTGTTTGAGGTATAAATTTAATAAAAGAACTGCATGCTTTGCAATTAGCTTGAATGTGCGGGCCTTTGGGGATAGTATAATATTCCGTTAGCTGGTTGCATTTTGTGCAAGGTAATTGACTAAGCATTTTATTTGAATTGAATTGATATTGAAGATTTAGCGTATTTTGGCGATACCTTTGGCACTACCTCGCCAGTAGTAGTGTCTGTGATTTCAACGTCTTTGCTTTTAAAAACAAGTTTGAGAAGTTCCTCTCGTGCGTCTAATTCGTTTTTCAAATCAGACCAAACCATATCGTCACGATAGTTAGGCGTAACTGCGCCATCTTTGAGCGTTACGCTTGCGCCAAATGCCTCGAAAGTCTTGGCACCATAATTGGCTGCCTCGTCTTGCGCCAAGTCCTCTGTGCGCTTAATTACGTCTGTCAACGCTGCCACGATTGCTTTTGCTTTGGCGTGTGCTTCGAGGGGGTTTAATACACCCCCCTCGATTAGCTGCACCATTTCTGTCGACCACTCGCCAAGCGATTGCTTAGAGAGTTGCTTGCTGGTTAGTTGGATAAGATTAAGCATTAGCTGCCTCCGAGATTAGTAGTTCACGATTCGCAGCGGATAAAAGATAAGCTGCTTCGATTTTCTCCATCGTTACTTTGCCATCGGCTAACGACTTGACAGCACCTTGCCACTTCTCATGTGTTGGAGTTAGTTCGGGCAAGGCTGGTAGCTTCTGCGGTGCTTTGCTGGCTGCGTTGCCATCATCATCGTCTGCTTGCATTGCCAATAAGGACTGGAGGGTGTATCTCCGATAGTAAGTCACTTCGCTGCCTTGCTTCTGCGGATCAACAATGTTAGAAAGTTTCATCGAACTTTGAATCATCTGCCCAGTTTCAGCGTGAATGATTTGAGTAACCACGCTGCCTTCGATTATCGGCTGCATCACGAACAAGCCGTTGGCGTGCAGGATAGGTTCTACCACTTCCAGCAGTCCGTTGATGTCGAAATACTTGGACTTGAAGAAAGGGTTGGTTGAGTTCTTAGGCACTTTGCCTAACTCTTGCTTGGCACTAAGGAGTGCGGTGTGGATTGTTTTGCTCATCTTGTTTTTTGTTTATTAAATATACAATAATTATTTCACTTCTTATCAATTAATTTTTCAAGCTGCGATTGATACACCTGCGGATATTTAATGTAATCAATCAAGCAGGGATGCACTTTAGCTGCTTCGGAGTGAATGTATTGCGCCCACTCATTAAAAGCCATCGTTGTTTTTGGATAGGTCGTTTTCATTCTTCTTCGTTTATAGTCCATCGGTCGTGGATGCTGTTGCTGGTTGCAAACTCAATAGCTTCTTGTAAGGTAAACCAGCCACGATACCAGCCGTTTTGATAAAGGTCTGCTGCTTCGATTCCCTTAAAAAGGTACTCAATGTCCTCGGCTATCTCCGAAGCATTTGCCTCGGCACGGTCTAAGCCGTTAAGGTAGTTGTTAAGGTCGGGCATTTTGCGCCTCCTTTACTTTTGCAACCATCAGCTTTCTGCTGGCTTCGCTGCGTTTGAATGATGCAACCCGAATGTCAATCATTTCGATTACTTCGGCTTTGATTTCGTCAGGAACTCGCTTTTGAATCATTGACGTAGTGTAGGTTAATTTACTCATGTTGTTTAGTTTAAAGTGTAAGTGACTTGTGCGCCAATAACGATTGGCGTGTTTGCTCTTTGAAACTTAGCGCAAGCATCAGCGTAACCAGCAAACCCTTTTTCGTGCTTGCGAGTAAATGACTGACCTTGCTCGTTGGTGGTGGTTGCAATAAATGAAGATTGCGTGTCGCGGATAATTGTGATTGTTTTCATCTTGTTTTTCGTTTAAGTGTCCACAAATATAATAACTATTATTTAAAGTGCAACACTTTTTAAAAAATATTTATAAAAAAAAATCCCCCGACCGACTGCCGAGGGATTACACATAAACAAAGCCGAGATGAAGCGGTATGTAAAATTCGTTAATATATTATGGAAAGCAAAGCAATTGCGCCAGCAGTTATCCACGCAAGTCGTTTTTGGTTTCTTTGATTGACTACCTCACGATTGACATGATCCAAGTGCTTGGCTAATTCAGTTCTGCTGCTGTCCATCTTGACAAAGCCAGCCTCTAAGTGATTAATGATTTGCACTTGAAATTCCACAACGGAATCGCAAGCAGCTAATTCAGTTAATACAATGCCTCCGACCTCTAAGCACGAATCCAATCTAACTGGGATGGCTTCATCTGCTGGAAGCGTTTGGATAAGCGAATCCCATTTGGTTATCGTTCGGGTTCTCG